CTATCAACGTAGGATCATTTTTATCCAAAGGTTTAAATATTTCATGATTCAAACCATGAGGAACATATTTAATAATTTTACTATCAGCTTTTTCACCTAATACTAATTTATTAATGTTAACTGTTTGTTTTGAAATTCCCATCAACAAATCACAAGCCTCATAATAAGCTTTATTATATAATGGTGCTGGGTAATCATCCCAAATGTTCAAATAAGTGATTGGAATGTGTTTACGGATTTCATTTTCCATAGCAAACAACCAAATAAAATAACGAGGATCTGTAATCAACATTATAGCATCTGGTTTTTCTATTTTAATTAATTGTCTTATAATATCTTGGTTACCATATTCATTTACAGGATACATAACAACAGATGAATCTGTCAATTTAGTCATTTCATTTGTTGATTGAGATAAATCTAAACGTTTTCCTGCTTCAGGATGTGAAATAGCTCCTCCTATGTTAACCCAATTAAAATGTTGAGCTGTGTGAAGAACTATTTCTCTTGCTACTGTGGCAACACCTGAGTGAACTCTGATGTCATCGCATATTAACATTATGCGGCGTCTTTGATTTTGTGGTAAATACGCAAAACTTGAATTCATATACTTCTAATATAACTTTTTTTATTTAAAAAACCAAATTTAATTAATTACTTTTTTCAAAATCTATGTTTGTGTGGGAATGGATTTGTTTACGGAAATCTTCGTTAGTTAGGTAAAGGTGAATTGCTCTGTCATTAAGTTTTTGTAATGAAAACTTATATTTAACACAAGCAATTTTAAAATCTTCGAATAAATCACTCTGTACTTTTACAGAGGTCAATGTCATGTCTTTTTTATTTGTCATAATCTTAATTAATTTGTTATATATAAATATACAAATTTCTCCTAAGATACACCTTTTGGGCAAAGTTCTTTTTTATTACAAAAGGAACAATATTTACAATTCCAGTCTGATGGATTAGGTTCATGTGTTTTATCTTTATAAGAACCATCACTGTTAAATACTTCTTCTATAAATGAATTTATTGTATTAACTGCTTTGTTTATTTTTACTTTACCACTTGCTGGTCTGAACTCTTGTATTCTGGAAATTGGGTAAGGTGATTCTTCCCATATTTTTCTCTTTACAATAAAGAATTCAACTTCAATATTGTCTTCAGGAACATCAAATTGTTGACTGAAGTATTTTTTATATAGAACTAATTGTAATTGTTTTATTTCATCTTTTTTAGTTTTATCATCCCATCCACTTCTGGATGTTTTAATGTCTAAAATTTTAAAAGTGTTAGTTGGTTCATGATATAAAACAATATCTAAAAATCCTTTATATAAAATGTTTCTATATTCAGGATGGGGATTAATTAAAATAGGTACTTCACATCCAATCAGATGCCAACCACGCTTACCAAAATATCCTCCTCGTTTTTTCTTAACAAAATTTAAAATGTTGATTCCATCTTCATAAAATTCTCTCATTTCAGCAGGATCACTAAAATGAACTTTTTTATTTGATTTGTAATCTTTTAAATATGTTTCTCTAAATCGTCCTTCAAAATATGTCTCTAAATTGATTCGGTCAGCTTCAGCACCACTTTCCTCGTATATAGTTGTTATATAATGCTGCATTGTTTCATGCAACGCCGTCCCAAAAGTCATATGAATCGATTGTTCAGACGTGTAGTAACCGTCTCTATACTGTAAAGACCATTTACGTGGACAAGTTAAAAACATAGACACTTGACTATAGGAAATTTGCTTTTCTAAAGCATAATTGATTTCCTTAATAGTGTGTTTTTTAATTTGTTTTACAATTTGAGGTATTTTTTTCTTTCGTCCCAAAATTATTTTTTCCACATACCTTTCATCACCAACTGAGCAATAATCCCATAGTTAGAGATGTCAATAAAACTATCTATCATTGGTTCGTCCTGTACATAGTTGCGACCTTTACGCTTTAACATGTTTTTTAAGCGGTTTATTTTGTCATTACAACGTAACCAAATACCAGTTAACGATAGATTGATATCTTCAGGATCTTCTAATGTAGAACCAAGAGCAATATTACTCAAACCATAATCCATCATTTTTTTAGCAAATAACTCATATTGTTCTTGTTGAGTTTCCCTAAATGATTTTGCTAATGTCGGATAAGTTTTTTCAAAATCTACAATAGCTCTGTTTGTTCCTACAAGATCAAAACTTGTGTTTTCTGTAATCATAAAACTAAATCTTTTAATAATTTTTTAATTTTTTTTTCATCCACACCTGATTTTGATAGGATTGAATGGATTCCTTCTTTTTTAAGAAGATGTAAATATTCCTCTGCTTCGCCTAATGATATGGTATAGTATTTAGAAACATATTTTAATATAGTTTCATTAGGTTTTTTCTTTGAACCCTTCATATATTTTAACCATACGTTGTTTTTTGGTATCATACTACAATAAAATTGATATATTTTTTCTTTATCATTATGAGGAAGCAATTGAGCAATATTTGCTACATCTATATAAGGTTCATACATACTAATGTATCTATGAACCATATATGGATTGAATTGTTTTTGATCTTCTTCTGAAAAAGAAGACCATGCTTTTTTGTTTCCTGTTATTTCTTTAAGGAAATCAAATATTGTCATCTTATTTTGTTTTTTATCATATATAATATAAGGATTATTCTTTAATTTTCCAAATATAACCACATGAGGTTTTTTGTCTTCCTCTAACACAAGCTGATATATCACCTTTGAATTCTTTTTTAGCTTCAACAATTGAATTCCATTCCTTAATAAAATTTCCTTCTAAATCATATTGAAGAACTTGAGTTTTTTTATGATCATTACTATAATATTCTTTTCTATATTCACTCATTTTTTTCTTAGTTTCTTCTGAATGAGATTTATTAGTGAATTTTCCTTTTAATCCTTTTGAAGAATTACTAATTTTATCCGCCCATAAAATTTTTCTTCCTTTATTAGCTTCTTTTATCTTATTTCTCCACTCATCATTATACATTGAATGGTTTGTTTTAGATAGTTTAAATTTCTTTTTAGAATCATCACTCCATGTTCTTCCAAAAGCAGCACCTCTCATTTTTTGTTTAGTTTCTTCACTACAAGATCCTCTTCCATTACCTAATTTTAAATTTAAACCCTTTTTCCCTAAAACATCAAAATATAATCCCCAGTAAATCTCTCTTTCATTTAATTGTTCTAAAGTACATTCTTCAATTATTTCAAATGTATGATTTTCATAACCGTATTTTTTGAGTGAATTATATAATTTAGGTTGTTTTTTACAATTTAATCTAGAATATGTTTTTTCTCTCTTTTTAATATTAGTAGTTTGACCTACATAGACTTTACCCTTAGGATTTATTATCTTATATATTCCTATCATAGTTATTTTATCATAAATATGATAAGAGAGAAAAGTATTTAAATTTATAACAGGAAATATTATAAATAAAAACCTACATCTTTATACTCATCTCTTATTTCTTTAGGAATCATATCTAATAAAATCAAGTTATTACTAATATCATACATAACAGGAATGGGGATTAAAGGATCAGTATCAGTTCCTAATAAAAAACGACTTCCTTTTCTTAAAACCATTCCCTCTGCAAGTAAAATAGGTTTTCCATCTTCATTAGTAATTGCTTTTGTGTTTTTAATGTCTATGTTGACATTTAATTGTTTATCGTTCATAATATTTTATTTTGTTTAATGGTTTCAATGATTTTAGAAATACCTGCCATAAAATTTATTTCCAAATCCACTCTTGAGTTTGATTGATAAATACAATCATTAATAATAATAGCGATTTGCCCCTCACATCCTACAGCATAATGGTTATCATTTTCATACAAGTATTTATAGATATCATCAAATGAGGAAATGTCATTGTCTGCTATAATTTGTCTGATATTGTTAAACGTTTTATATGATGGTTTTTTAAGTTCATCAATTATTTGTTTATAAAAATCAGAGTTACTATTCAGTTTTTCTGGGATTGTTAATTTATTATTAATGTTATATTTTTGGCAGGTATTAATAATTTTTCTAAAATCTGGGTAGGAATTATGAATTATGGTAGCTAGGTCATCTAATTCATATTCAATATTTTCTTTGTCTAAAATACTAGCTACATGTTTAGCAACTATTTTTTTAGCAGGAGGAACTAATTTAAATTCTTGTAATCTACTTCTTAGAGGTGGAATTAACCTTTCAGGATAATTACCTGTTAAAATAAATCTAGTATTTAAACTGTATGTTTCAATCATATTTAATAACAATACTTGAGAAGCTTGTAAAATATGAGTTGATTCATCTAAAATAACAATTTTTAATGGTTTGAAACTACGAGCTGATGCAAAAGAACCTACTTTTTCTTTAATATCATCCATACTTCTATTTTCAGTAGCGTTCAAATAAATAAAATCACAGTCAATATTATTTACTAATATTTTAGCTAAAGTTGATTTACCAGAACCTTGTAATCCAAAAAACCCTAAATGTGGAATATCTTGATTATCTAAAAATTCTTGAATTTTTTCACGAATTTGATTATCACAAATGTAATTATCTAGAGTTGTTGGACGATATTTTTCTACTAAAATAGTATGTTCTTTATTTATCATAGAGTATAATCTCCGTAAATTGAATATTTTTTAGGTTCGGGTTCTTGTATTTCTACTTCCTCAGGTAATATAGCAAAAAGTTTACCTTGAGCCAAATCTAAACGAAATGCTTTAGGTTTAACTGTTGCTATTTGAAACCATGATTCTAAAGCATCTGTTAATGAAGGATGAATAGTAGTATTATGTTCTTCTAAAACTAATCTCCACCTATCAGAAGGGGGTACTCTATTTGCTATAAGCTGTAATTTTTCTATACTTTCAGTTTTCATATTTTAATTCATTATTTTTTATCATTTTATAAAAAGTATAATTACTTATATTAAGTTGTTTTAAAGTTTCTTTTTGATTTGGGAAAATTTTATTATTTAAGGTATAAATTACTTTTTTTCCATTTACACATTTATTAGCTCCAATATGTTGGTTTAAATTTAATATATCCCCTTCATATTTCCAAATATAACCATAAGCACTTTTTTGATCTCCTCTACAACAAGCATCTATATTATTTTTTAATTTTTTCCAATGTTCATTAGGTTTATTATTTATATACCTTTCAGCCTCTGCCGCTGATATGTGATTTTTTATTTGGTTTCCTTGAAAGTCATATTGTATTACTTTTTTGGAATTTGATTTGGATATTTTTTCTTTTTGGAAATCTGATATTTTTTTCTTTTTAGCGGTTTCAATGAATTTTAATCTTAATTGTTCATAGGTTCTACTTGACATTATATATGAATCATTTACTTTGTGTCTATTTTTACCGATAGCCATTAAAAATAAAGCATACCATAATTTATCATTGTTTGGATATATTTCACAAAGTAATCTATGACATAAAAAATGTTCCCTAGCTGTTAATTCAACTAAATTTTCTCTTTTATTTGATCCACCTAAACATTTAGGAATAATATGATGTTTTTCTTTATAACCTTCTAATACTCTGTTTTTTGCTCTTTCTACTATTTGATTATAAATTTTTTGATAATTCATGATTATAAATATCACCAGGAGATATAAAAATAATCCCCAGGTAATATTCGCTTATAAATATAATAAAAAAGGCTTGGTTTCCCAAGCCTTAGTTTATAATTTTTTAAATATTTTTATTGACTGTGTGGATTAGGACCATTTGTATATTTTGTAT